AAGTTTGGACCTTTGGGGGATGAATATCATTTAGATGGATTTGAACAAAGAGAGGATTATGAGGATTTAAAAGACCAGTTTTGGGTGTGGATGGATAAGAATTCACAACACCTAAGACAGTTTCAAATATTAGGAGGAGAACCATTCTACATTCCAGAATGGGAAGAATGTTTAAGATTTTTTGAAGAAAGAGAACATCCAAATCTTCGATGGAAAATATTTTCAAATCTTAAACACAACCCAAGAAAATTTAAAAAAGTAGTTGAAAGATTACAGAGATTAATTGATTCAAAAAAGTTACTTACATTCCAAGTAGTGTGTAGTATAGATAACTGGGGACCTCAAGGTGAGTTAGCCAGACATGGTATGGATTTAAAAGTATGGGAAGAAAACTTTAACACCATGCTATATGATTCAGATATAGAAATTATGATACATTCAACTATATCTCCAGTTACCATGTCAACTATGCCAGACCTATATAGAAAAGTTATGGAATGGAGAAAAGTTAAACCAATGGATCTTAGTTGGAATATTATAGCCAACCCTACTTTTATGGCACCTGAAATTATGGGGCATCATTTAGGTAAGTATTTTGATGAACTATTAGACGTGGTACACGATATAGGACATTGGCGTAAGGTTCTTGAAGGATTTAAACAGCAGGTAGTTTCCCATGAAGTAGATTTTGTGAGACTGACTAAACTGGAAAATTATCTAGACAACATAGATAAAAGAAGAGGTACTGATTGGAGATCAATTTATCCAGAAATTGTCGAGGTAATAAATACAAACCCAGATAGATATGAAGATAAAACCTAAAGACGGGAATAAAACATTTTGTATGGCACCATTTAGTCATACATACCTTTCTCCTCAAAGTGAAAGAAGAATGTGTTGTGCATCTAGAGAAACAGCTGAATTTGCATCACAATACCTTGATCTTAACAATGCTACAGACCATAAAGACTTAGCAAAATACAACCCCACAACCTTAAAAGATCATTGGAATTCAGAGTATATGAAAAAGGTTAGGCGAGATCTTATGGCTGGAAAAGTTATACCTCAATGTCAGGTCTGTAATAATCAGCTTTTAAACATTTCTATATACAGAACATATTTTAACCAAACTTTATTTCCACATAAAATTGATGAAGCTTTTGAAAAGACCCATGATGATGGTTATACTGAACTTCCTCCTATATCATTTGACTATAGAGTAAAAAACTTATGTAACTTTAAATGTAGAATGTGTGGAGACCAATTATCTTCTTCTTGGGAGGCAGAACGAAGAGCAATGGGTGATTATGATAGAGAAGGTAACGCAGATTTTTGGGCATTGAAAAAGTTTAAACCTGCTATTGAAAAATTTCAAGAGGAGGTTGCAGAAGCCGAATTGTGGGAAGCGGTAAAGAATGGTACTATCGAAGAAATATATTGGGTAGGAGGAGAACCTTTAATGTGGGAAATTCATTGGGAGATTATGGAGTATCTCATTGAACATGATTTAGCTAAAAATGTGTGGATTAGATACAACACTAATTTTTCTCGTACAACATACAAACACTGGGATTTAAGAGAGATGTTACCTCATTTTAAACAGGTACAAATTTGTGCATCTATCGACGGTACAGGTGAAATAGTTGAATACGTAAGACACGGTATAAAATGGGATCAATGGATAAGTAACTTTAAAGATTTTTTATTTTTAAATAAACAGTACGGTGAATATGGAATAGCTTTTGATTTAACTATAACAACCCCAGGTTTATTTAGTCTTAAAGACTTATTTGACTTATCATTAGAATTAGATGTACATACGTTAATAAAAACTACCTTTGCTTTCGACAGTTCTATTATGATGTGCCCACAGGTACTACCAAGGGATTTATATGATGAAATCATAGATGATCTTATAGCATACATACAACCTAAAGTTGAAAAACACCCTAAACACAAACACTGGATAGACAGTTTAACAGACCTAAAAGAAAGACAGGTATTTCAAGAACAATACCCAGATTGGAGAGAAGGTTTAGAAAGAGGTAAAGCTAATCTTTTAAAAGTTGATAAGTGGAGAAAAAACGAAGGTGTGATCGATAAAATATACAAAGATAATAACATAAAAGTATACAATTGGTGGAAACAAAATCCCCTTACATAGGAATAGAAAAAGAATATAGGGACAAACCTTTTTGTGTACTACCCTGGATTCACCTAGCTACACACCCTATAGGTACAGTAACACCATGCTGTATAACCGATATGAAAGACGGTGTTTCTACAGCAGCAGCTGATTTTGACGACAAGTACCATCTGTTTTTATCCAAGGATAGTTTAGAGTCAATAGCAAATTCAAAGAAGTTTAAGCAAGTTAGGAAACAAATGCTTAACGGTGAACAACCTCATGTGTGTAGAAACTGTTACAAGTATGAAGAAGGTGGTGTTGATTCTAAAAGAATAGAAGAAAATAAGGTATGGGAAAAATACATCGAAGAATGTTTTTCTAACACCAGAACAGACGGGTCACTAAAAGAAGTTAATTACAAGTATGTTGAATTAAGACTAGGTACAGTATGTAATTTAAAATGTATTTCATGTAATCCATTCTCATCAAATAGATGGCATCAAGATTTACATGCTTTTAAAGATACTGAGTTTAGTAACATGTACTATAGAAATGATATTAAGACAGAGTGGTATAGAGACTATGATTTTTATGACGAACTTTATAGTAGATGTAATGGACTTGAAGAAGTATGGATAAACGGAGGAGAACCTACACTGATAAAAGAACACGGATATTTTTTAGAAAAGTTTATTAATGACGGTACCAGTAAAAACATAGACCTACATTATAGCTTAAACTGTACACAATTTCCTGATAAGTTTATAGAAATATGGAAACAATTCAGAAAAATAAAAATACATTTATCTATAGATGATCTTGCTGAAAGAAATTATTATATTAGATTCCCTTCTGATTGGAATATTATTATGGAATCTTTTAATAAAATATTAAAATATAGAGATAGATTTAATCTTGAAGTTTGTCAGACGGTAAGTGCACTCAATGTATCTAATATAGATAACTTTAAAAAATTTACTTTAGATCACGATTTAATTATAGGACATAATTTTGTACACTACCCATCACATCTACAGGTAAACCTTATTCCTGATGAAATGAAGCATAAAATATTAGATAATTTAAAGTACCTTAGAGATGATGAAACTCAAAGATTAAAAATTGAATTATTTAAAGAATATACACAAAAAGAAGTAGATAGATTTTATAGCTTTATTAACATAATGGATAAAACTAGAAATGTTAAAATAGGAGATTATCTCCCAGAATGGAAACCTTACTTCAATGGATAAATTAGAGAACAAATCAATCTGTTTAGCTCCTTGGCTTTCTATACATACTTGGCCAGATGGTTCTACTTTTCCATGCTGTGTTTGGGATTCAGATGACCCTATAGGAAACATTAACGATACGGATTTAACTACTATTTGGAACAATAGTAAGTTAAGAGATGTTAGAGTTAAAATGCTTAACGGAGAGAAAGTAAAATCATGTGAGAGATGCCATAAGTTAGAGGAACTAGAACCTTACTCATATAGGTTAAAAATAAATAAAGACTTCAACGACAGTTTCGATATTATCGAAAAAACCGATAAAAACGGTAACGTTGAAGAAATGAAAATTAAACTGTGGGATTTTAGATTATCCAATTTTTGTAATTTAAAATGTCGTAGTTGTGGTATTAGTTTAAGTTCATCATGGTACGGAGATTTAATTGAACTTAAACCTATGTTAAAAGGTAAAATAAAAGCACTTATTTCTGTAAACGACAAAGTTTCATTTATGGATATGATTGAAAATCAATACGACTATGTAGAAGAAATTTATTTTGCCGGAGGAGAACCTTTAATTACACCAGAACACTATACAATTTTAGATAAATTAATAGAAAGAGGAAATACTAATATTAGGTTACGGTACAGTACTAACCTTACAAACCTAGTCTATAAAGGTAAGCATATTTTTGACTATTGGAAGCATTTTCCTAATTTAGAGGTTTTAATTAGTTTAGACGGAGTTAAAAAACAGGGAGAATATATTAGAAAAGGTTTAAACTATAGTGAGTTAAAGCAGAATGTTTACGCTCTTAGAGACAGTGGGTTGACTTTTACAAAGGTTGGGTTTATGGTTACATACGGAGTACTAAATTATGAACATTTATTTGACATAATTTTAGAATTTCTTAAAGAAGATCTTACAGATAAAGATTTTCCTGTTCATGGTAGATATAATTTAAGAGAAATTTTATTTAGTCCAATTTATCGACCTCAAAATTTAGACTGTAGTTACTTACCATCTACGTTTAAAAAAAGATACTTTCAAAGACTACAAAACTTTGGTCAAGAACTCGATAAAATAGACACTCACGAAAAAGTAAAACAAGATTTAATTGGTAAGTTAAAATCTGTTTACGAACATAGTACACAAAATCAGTACAGTCGCAGCATTATGGAATCTTTTGTTAGGGATACAGTAAGATTAGATGAAGTAAGAAAAGAAAAATTTAACGATGTTTTTGAAGGCATTGATCTTTTTAACGATTATACAAATGATAGTTTAATATAAATTGGAATGGATATAAATAGCAAACCTATAAAACTTAAACGCCCAGTATACTTTGTTGGAGAAGGGTATTACCATGTAGTAGACACTAAACAAGCTGTTTTTGGCAATTTTCACCACTTTGGATACATAGAACACGTTGTAATGTCATATGTAGAACAAACTGAAGTTACCGCACCATTAGTTATTTTACAGGAAACTAGATACCCGTACGATAACTACATAGAAAAACTAGATGAAATGTTATCTAGTTACAAAATTGATAGTACCAATGCGTTTTTTTATATATTTACCGAACAAGAACCAAGACCAGCAACTTATTCATTCTGGGTTCCATACTTGCTTCAAAAGTTTAAAGTTCCTGCAAATAACATTGTTTATATGAACAGTGTGAAGTGTGAGTTAGACTCCGATTTACCGATTAATGTTGTATCCAACCCACTATTAGGTATAAAGTTTGCTTCTAATCACACAGATATAGCTTCATATAGAGCCGAACATGAAATCAATATGTTTTCTACAAAAAATAAATTATTTAGTAACCTGGTACGTAGACTAAACATATCTAGAGTTTTAACTACAGCAGCACTAATGAAAAATTTTAACAAAGACCAATATGTACTCAGCTGTGGCGAAGACGATATTGTGAAGTTTGGTTCAAGTCACGAAAATTTTTATAACAGAATTGCTGCAAGTGTAGGTCATGATTTAAATTTTATGAGTAAACTACCTATCAGGTTTGATTCTAAATTAGATGTTACCGTATCAAGCGGACATCAATTTAAAATGACAGACAGGTCTTTACAAACTTGTTTATTTGAGGTTGTTCATGAAACGGTAGGTGCTCAGGATATTTTTATGGAGCAATCGGTAATGACGGCAGATAATTTCTTTTGCGTCACTGAAAAATCTTTTAGACATGCATTTAATTTACAAATTCCTATTTTTATGAGTAGGGCAGGGTTTTACAAGTGGTTTTATGAAACTTTTGGCCTTAGACCTTATAAAAGCATTCCATGGCAAGAATGGGACGAGATGCAAGACTACCACACAAAGGTAAATTCTGTAGTGAAATTTTTAAAATCTATTAATAAACAGGATTATCAAAAAATATTTGACGAAAATAAAGATATTATACACCATAATGTAATAAAATTACGTAATCATGCTATAGTTCACCATTTCTACGCCTTAGAAGTAGCACAAACTGCAGCAGGTATACACTGGGACACTAAGTCATTAAATACTACACTAGGTAACTACTTAAGTAAAATAGGTAGCGACCTTAAGACATTTATTCAATCAGCACCAATTTAATGGTAGATTTAAATAACTTTATTTGTATTAACCCTTTTACCTACACCGAAATAATGGAAGATAGGCAAACTTTCTGCTGTCCACAATGGTTAGAGGAGTATATAGAAGGTGAGACTATAGATTACAAACAAAGTTGGAATTCAGATAAAGCTCTTAGCATCAGGCAATCAATGGTAGATGGTTCGTTTAAGTATTGTAGTACTTCTAAATGTCCACACTTATCAACACTTCTTAATACCGGTAAACTTTCTAGAGGACCTATTAAACAAAAAACAGACAGTTTAGTTAGGAGTCTAACTGACGATAGTATGTTAGGGCCTAAAGAAATAAAATTTATATTTGATCAAGCATGTAATCTAGCATGTCCTTCTTGTAGAAACAGTTTTGTAAGAAACTCAGAAGAAATATATGTAAATTCTACTACCAAGTTAGAAAAATTATCGGATGCTTATTCTAACAGTGTAGAAAGCATTTCAATGTCCGGTGCAGGTGACCCTTTTTACAGTCAAACATTTTTTGAGTTTTTACAAAATATTGACATTGATAAGTTTCCAAAATTAAATAGAATACATTTACATACAAATGCAATACTTTGGAACGAACATAATTGGAAAAAAATAATAAATTCTCACAGTTTTATTAAATCAACTGAAATATCAATAGATGCTGCTACTGAAAAGACTTATAAGGTAGTAAGAAAAGGTGGCAATTTTGAAATACTTACACGTAACTTGAAATTTATTAGTACATTAAGAGGTATAAAAAGTTTTATATTTTCCTTTGTTGTACAAAAAGAAAACTATACTGAACTTGTAGACTTTCATAGGTATATAGAAAGTATTTTTGACCGTCAAATGAAAATGGGACTAGTTTCGGTAACATATACAAAAGTACAGAATTGGGGGAACCTATCTGAGGAAGGTTATAACGATATGGCAGTACACCAACCCAAACACCCAGAGTATAAACTGTTTTTAGAAGAAGTAAATAAATTAATGTCTTTACAAAGCCCACATGTAATAACCAATCTTTTATAATGGAGTTTAACAAAGATACATTTTGCATGATGACCCATAAAGGTTTTTTTGTTCAACCGGATAGAAAAATAAAACCTTGTTGTGTTTTTACTGATTTTGACATTCCAGTATTATATGATGAGTCGAAAACATTTGATGAAATGTTTAACTCACCTCAATTTATAGACTTGAGGCAAAAGATGGATTCCGGCATTATACATAAAGGTTGTGAGGGTTGTTTTAACGGTAAAACTGAAATGAGGGAGGGACTCAATACTTTTCTTTTTGAAAACGACTACAATATTTTAAAACACATAATACCTGTAGATAAAAAATCTACAAATATACACTACTTGGATTTAAGACTATCAAACCTATGTAATTTTAAGTGTAGAATGTGTAACGAAACTTATTCATCGTCATGGGCACAAGAAAAACAAAAGCTAAATATACCCATTTCTAAACTAAACGGAGTATCAGACTTATCAGAGGATTATTTAGACGTTATTAAAGATAGTATAAAAGATTTAAAATATCTCTACCTTGGGGGAGGTGAACCCTTTATAATGAAAGAAACTTTTGAACTGTTAAATTTACTAACTGCGGAACAAAAGTCTAAAATTACTTTGGCTCTTAATACTAATTTATCTACCTTATATTATAAAGGATTGGATATACTAGAGATGTTAGGACAATTTCAAAGTGTTTACTTTAATGTATCTTGTGACGGTATAGGTAAAGTAGGAGAATATCAACGAACCGGTTTTGACACATTAAAATTTGAACACAACGTAAAGAAGGTTCTTGAAAGAAAAAATAAATTTAAACAGTTTGAAATTAGATTTACTTATGCATTAGGTGCGGTTAACATTTTTCATTTACCTGATTTTTTATCCTACATTAAGCAAAAGTTTAATTTAACTGAAGATAACGTAGGTGTTGAGTTTATAGAATGGCCATGGTATTATAATATCGGCAATTCATCTCCAAAATTTAAAACTAAAGTAAAAACTTTTATAGACAACCTACAGATAAACAAAAACTCAGAACTTTTCAGAAGACTTTCCAGCTACAAGTCTTTTATTGATCAAACCTTTAAAATAAACAACCCTATAAACGACATTAATTTTATAAACACTATTGACAACCACAGAGGAGATTCCTTAAAAGAAACCGCTCCTTGGGTTGTAAAAGATATTTTAAACTATAACTTACATTCTAAAACAATATGATTAAACTTACAGAACAAGAAATAGAGCAGTTGAACAACTATAAAACTACCAGAACAAATCTAACTTTAGAGTTTGGTAACATATCTATATTAAGAAAGCAATTAGATGAAAGAGAAGAAAATGCTGCAAAATTATGGGCAGGATTTACAAAATCTCAAAATGAATTTGCTATCCAATTAGAAAACAAATATGGACGTGGTACCGTAGATACTGACACTGGTGAATTTATTCCAATTAAGTAACTTTACGGTAATTTTAGTCTATTTATATATGTAGTTAACAACTGTTTTTACACTTGTTTTAGTCTACTTTAATATATTTATAAGAGTACTCAATAATATAATTTTCACAACATGGCAGAAACATTAATCTCCCCAGGTGTACTAGCAAGAGAAAATGATATTTCATTTATCGCACCAGCCGCATTAGAAGCTGGGGCAGCTATCATTGGACCAACAGTAAAGGGTCCCGTAGAAGAACCTACGTTAGTAACCTCATATGGAGAATATTCAAGAATATTTGGTACTACTTTTACTTCTGGATCAACTAAGCAAGAATTTTTAACTTCACTAGCAGTAAAGTCATACTTTGGACAAGGTGGTAATTCTGTACTAGTTAGTAGAATTGTATCTGGTGCATTTGCAGCAGCAGACAACACCCACATTTCTTCATCAGATAACGGCAGTGTACAACCATTCACTGTTGCTACTTTAGGTAAAGGTACCATTTACAATAACTCAGGTTCCCAAACTACAGACGGTTCTTTACCTCTTGGGTCAGAAGATAACCTTAGATGGGAAATTACCAATGTTAGTGAAGCAAAAGGAACATTTAGTCTATTGATTAGACAAGGTAACGACCAGACTAAAAATAAAATTATTTTAGAAACATGGAATGATTTATCTTTAGATCCTAATTCAGGTAACTATATTGAATCAAGAATCGGTAACCAAACTAAATCAATTGCCTCAGATGGTTCTACTAAATATATTTCGTTAAGTGGTGAGTACGCTAACAAATCTAAGTATATTAGAATTGCTTCAGTACCTGGCCAAACATTAGACTATTTAGACAATGACGGAAATGTTAGAGTAGCAGCTTCAACAGGCTCTTTACCAACAGCACAATCTGGTTCGTTTGAAAATGCTACAGGAGATATTGTACAAGGAGGAGATAATTACTTTAGTAATATTAACAATACAGATACTCAAGGATTAGTAGGTGGCAACTATAACAATATTATTTCAGTATTAGAAAATAAAGACGAGTATGTATTTAACATTATTTCTGCACCTGGATTAATTTATGAGTTTGGTAATCATTCTACTCAGTTAGATAACATAATTTCCTTATCAGAAACAAGAGGAGATTGTATTGCAGTTGTTGATACTCAAAACTATGGTGCTACCGTAGCAGATGTAACAGGTACAGCAGCTAGCCTTAATTCATCTTATGCAGCTACATACTGGCCTTGGTTGCAAATGCAATCAGGTACAGGTAAAAATGAATTCGTACCTGCATCAGTTGTTATTCCTGGAGTATATGCATTTACAGATGGAGCAGCAGCACCTTGGTTTGCACCAGCTGGTTTAACTAGAGGAGGCATTCCTAACGTAATTCAAGCAGAAAGAAAATTAACAAGATCTCAAAGAGATACTTTATACAATGCTAACGTTAACCCAATCGCTACATTCCCAGGAAGTGGAATTTCAGTATTTGGTCAGAAGACGTTACAGAAAAAACCATCTGCTCTTGATAGAGTAAATGTACGTAGATTACTAATCGAATTGAAAAAATTCGTTGGTGATGTATCAAGAACATTAGTATTTGAGCAAAACACAAATGTCACTAGAAATAGATTCCTAGCTCAAGTTAACCCTTACTTAACTTCAGTTGTAGAGCAGCAAGGTCTTTACGCTTATAGAGTAGTAATGGACGATACTAATAATACAGCAGACGTAATCGACCGTAATCAATTAATAGGTCAAATATTCATTCAACCAGCCAAAACAGTTGAGTTTGTAGTATTAGACTTTACTATTGAGCCAACAGGAGCGACATTTGGAGCATAAATTAAATTATAGATATTTATAATAAAGAAATAAAATGGCAGTAGTAGATCCTAACGAAATAATGTTCAGAGCCTTTGAACCAAAGGTGCAAAATAGATTCTTAATGTTTGTCGATGGTATTCCATCATTCATGATAAGAACAGCAGCTGGTCCAAATTTTACTGACAACTCAATCAAATTAGACCATATGAATACTTACCGTAAGATTAGAGGTAAGAGAGAATGGGGTGATATTGATATGACTTTATATGATCCAATCACACCATCTGGTGCACAAGCAGTAATGGATTGGGCTAGATTGTCATACGAATCTGTAACAGGTAGAGCTGGATATTCAGACTTCTATAAGAAAGATTTAACACTACAAGTTTTAGGACCTGTAGGTGATATAGTTAGTGAATGGGTAATTAAAGGCGCATTCATTACAGATATGGATCAAGGAGGATTTGACTGGGCTACTGACGAAACAGTAGAGCTTTCAATTACAGTTGCAATGGATTATTGCGTACTTAACTTCTAAACCGCTACACTACATATTCTTAAGCCCTCCATTCGGAGGGTTTTTTTTCGCTTTATTTTTACTATTTTTGTTGGTTCCCATTTCAATTATTACTATATTTATTATAGATCTAGTTATACTAAATAAAATTTATGAGCTCAAACTTTACAATACCTACGGAAACGGTTGAACTACCTTCCAAAGGTTTACTTTATCCTGAATCTTCTCCATTAGCAAGCGGTTCTATTGAAATGAAATATATGACTGCAAAAGAAGAGGATATACTTACTAACCAAAACTATATACAAAAAGGTATAGTAGTAGATAAATTACTTGAATCTCTTATTGTTACTAAAGTAGATTATAACGATATACTTATAGGAGATAAGGATGCACTACTTATAGCATCCAGAATTTTAGGATATGGTAAAGATTATGAATTTACTTATGCTGGTGAAAAAGTATCAGTCGACCTTACTACCTTAAAAAATAAAGAGTTAGACGAAACGTTAGTTAAGGATCGTAAAAACGAATTTACTTTTAAATTACCAAATACGGATAATACAATCACTTTTAAATTAATGACTCAACAGGATGAAAAAAACATCCAAAAAGAATTAGACGGATTGAAAAAAATCTCTCCTTCAAACAGTTCAGAGTTATCTACAAGACTTAAGTATATGATTACATCCATAAACGGTAATTCAGAAAGACCTGTAGTAAGAGAGTTTGTTGACAAAGCATTTTTAGCTAAAGATGCTAGAGCATTCAGAGAATATTATGCATCAATTGTACCTGGAATAGATACAACGATCACACATGTGTTCGAAGATGGGGTAGAGGAGGACCTCGATATTCCGATCAATGCTAACTTTCTTTGGCCTGACTTCGGAGTATAGAAACGCTCTTTTTTCTCAAATTCACGAAATAGTTTTTAATGGTCAAGGCGGTTACGACTACCAAACCGTATACAATATGCCTATATGGCTAAGAAGATTTACGTTTCAAAAACTAAAAGAACATTACGACGCTTTAAACAGTAAAACAAAAGCTAAACCAAAACGAGAGTCTACAACTCCTTCTTGGGTACAAGATGCTAAATCAGCAGCAAGATCTGGTAAAACTCCTTCTTATACAGTTAAGCGTTCATAACTATTTATAAGATATAAGACTGTAAAATGGCCACACCAGATCCTAGAGAACTACAAAGACTGATTAAACAGTTAACCGATATCCAAGATAAAATTAAGGATATAGGCGGTACTCCTATTAAAGTAAACTTTGAAGGAAAAACTGCTGAGGATGTTGCCAAAGAATTTGGTAGTGCAAAAGATGCTATTGGACAGGTCAAATCTGCACTGCGTAATGCCCAAGGAGAACTTAATAACCTTCTTGACGGTTCAGCTGAATTTGCAAATCTAACTAAAGCAATTAGAGAGGAGTTTACTAAATTACCTTCCGGATTAAATGCCACAAGAGCTTCTTTCAGAAAAATAAACGGGTACGCTCAGGAACTAACTGAGATGAGTGCTGATATTTTGAAAACAAATGTCAAAGATGTTAGAGCACTCAAAGAAAAAACAGCATTAGAATTTAAAAGAGCTGCTAAAAGAGCAGGTTCGTTAGAAGAAGAACTTACAAAAGCTAAACAAATACAAGCTGAAGAAGAAGCAAAGTATCTAGCTATTGATAAAAATGACAAAAGAGCAGAACAAGCTCAATTAAAACGTTATAAAGCTGCTAAAGGTACTGTTGAGGAATTGCAAGCAGCTACAGCAGCAGCAAAAGATCAAGTAGGTTTAGCTCAAGCTGCAGAAGATGCGTATGAAGGTGTAGAAAAAAGACTTAAAACAATAAATCAAACAGCTGGACTAACGACAGGTCTACTGGGAGGTTTAGGAGCAGCTTTTGAAAAAGTAGGTTTTGGAGGTCTAGCTAAACACTTTGAAGCAGGTAGTGAGGCTGCAACTGAATTTGCAGATAAAATTACTGAAAGCGGCACTAAGGCTACATTATTAACTAAGACTCTTGGTAATCTTGGTTCTTTATTTGTAGGTATCGGTAAGACAGCAACCTCGGCACTTGGTTCCTTACTAAGTCCACAAGGACTGTTTATTAGTGGTTTAACACTAATGTTTAAACAGTTTATGCATATTGATCATGCTGTAGCAGAAACAGGTAAATCTTTAGGTTTATCTAGAGATGCAGCACATGAAATGACAATGGCAATAAAAAGTTCTGCTGCAGCTACCGGTGATACCTTCCTTAATATGGATAGATTACTCAAATCACAAGTTGAATTGAGTGAATCGTTAGGTACTAACGTAAGATTTACCGGAGAACAATTAGCCAACACAGCAAGACTAAGAGACCTAGTAGGATTACAAGGTGACGAACTTAAAAATGTTCTTACATCTTCTATGTTAGTAGGCAAATCACAAGAAGAACTATATGATTCTGTTGTTGCCACTAACGATACTATATTTGCATCAAACACACTGTTTAAAGAAGCAGCAAATACGACAGGTCAGATTGCACTTAATTTTGGAAATAATATAACTGCAATAGCAAAGGCAGCTGGAGAAGCAAAAAGGCTAGGTATTAACCTTAATACTGCCAGAGATATGGCAATGGGTACACTGGATTTTGAAACCAGTATTGCTAAGGAAATGGAAGCTCAAGTTTTAACCGGTAGGTCAATAAATCTTAATAGAGCTAGAGAGTTAGCTTTTGCAGGTGATTTTACAGGTGCAGCTAATGAAATGCTTAAACAAGTAGGCGGTATAGGTGAGTTTCAGGAAATGAATGTTCTAGCCCAGCAGTCGTTAGCAGAGGCTATGGGTATGACAGTAGATCAATTAGCCGATCAAATTCGTCAACAAGAAGTAAATGCTAAAATTTCTGCTAGACAAGCTGAACTAATAAGAGCTGGTGTAGATCCTGCTGAAGCTCAGCTAAAAGCAATGAGAGAAAATCAAACAGTTGGTGAAAGACTTGGAAATGCTTTTAGTAAAATTGGAGACTTTATTGGTGGTAAAATTGCACCAGCAGTAGAATTTGTTGCAGACAACCTTGAAAGAGCAATGGTCTTTTTTGGAGGGTTGTTTGGTTCCAGCAAAGGCACTGCTTCAGAAGTAGAAAAGCTTTCTCCTAAAATGAAAGAAGCTCAAGAAGCAGGAATGAATATTGCAAAATCATTTGAAGGAGTATCTAATTTTGTTAAACCACTTGGTGGTTACTTGCAAAAAGCATTTGACTACCTTAAAGATAGCCCTGTATTAAAACTTCTTGGCGGATTAGCTGGTGGTGCTTTAGTACTAAAAGGAGCTAAAAACCTATTTCAAGGTAAAGGATTATTCGGTCAGAAACTTGGTGCATCAGCTAGCAACCCTATGTTTGTTAAAATGGCCGATGGTAGTTTTACAGACAGTATAGGTAGTTCTATTTCGAAGACGCTTAAAGGTAGGTTATTTAAAGGCTTATCTAGTGTAGTCGGTGGTAAGAAAACAATGGCTGGTAGAGCCTTAAGAGGTGCGGCAGCTAAATCTATGGGCGGCGGATTAGCTAAAACAGCTTTAAGAGGTGGAGGAAAAGCAGCTGGAAAAGTAGGTGCGAAAGGAGTGGCTAAACTAGGAGCTAAAGCATTAGGTAAGGCAGCTCTCAAAAAAATACCCGGTATTGGATTGTTAGCAGGTATAGGGTTCGGCCTTCAAAGAGCACTTAAAGGTGATATAGCTGGAGCAGCATTAGAATTAGCTTCTGGCGGTGCAAGTTTAATACCAGGAGCAGGTACGGCAGCATCGATTGGCATTGATGCTCTATTAGCGGCAAGAGATGTTAAAAAAGCACAAACTCCTTCTGAAGATACTCAACCTATTCAACAAACATCTCCTCAGCAAATTAATGCTGCAGATTTTGTAATAAAAACTTTACCTGAAGATACAATAACAATGGCCGGCGGTACGCAATTTGGTAAAGAAACTAACGACTTATTAAGACAATTAATAGCTGCTGTAAATCAAGGTGGCGACGTTATGTTAGATGGAGTTAAAGTAGGAAACACTTTAGCTTTATCATCTTATAAACTTTAATATTTATAATAAAATAAAATAACTATGGGAATTTTTAAAAATCAACTTAGTTCAAATTTAGGATTAAAAGGAGAAACACCAGCTACTAGAGAAGGTGCTTTGAATACATCAGAAATACATGCTCAGGGGTCTGCTCCTGCCAGTTTAAAGTCTGATCATTCAAAATACGATCTAGATGGAAAAACCCCTTCTAAATATTTGGACAACAAACCTGAGTAATATTGGCTTTATCTGAATTAAAATCCAATTTATCTTCTCTCAAATTTGGAGACAATAGACCTATCATTAGACATGAAATAGGTAACACAGTCTCCCAGGCTAGTGCAAGACTTGACGATGTTAAAAGATTAGCTGGAATATTAACCAAAGCCCCTGGTTTAAAATTTGCTGCGAATCAAACGTTACTTCAAAGTACTAAAATAGCAAACGCAGCTTTTAGTAAAAAAGGAGTAGGTAATATGGTATTAGCTGGTTTAGGAGCAGCATTTAAAGCAACTGTTGGTACTGGACTATTTTTAACATCCAATGCTGGAAAAGCAGGAACCGGATTTCACAGTGTAAACCCATCTGTTAGTCAGTCATACTTAACCGATGGTCCTGCTGCAAATCCAATTACTGGAGGAGATACATCAGCTGGTGGATTTTTAAATAAAGCAATTGCTGCAGTTTCTTCTGTTGCCACTGCAATAGGAGCACAGAGTGCAAATTATCATGCGGCAAAAGAAGTTTTAGGAGGAGGTAAAGTTTCTAAAAACTATACCAACCCTAAATATAAAGATGTAGGTAAAGATCAAGGTAAAACTCTAATATTTGTAGATAATTCTAGACAAGTAAAAAAAGAAGTAAGATCGAATGCTTATAAAGAATTTGATGACGCTACAGATGAAAGAATAAAATACTTAGAAAAAACTGACATAAAAGACAAACAGTTACCTAAGTACTACACTAAAGACGCAGGTGATACATTACAAGGTACACAAGTACTTTCTGAAGCATTAGATATAGATGAACAAGATATAATACCTTTTGTTTTTAACTTCTACACTCCAGGAGAAAACACTGATAAATTTTTATATTTTAGAGCATTTTTAGACAACCTATCAGACAGCTATAATGCTAGCTGGTCCGGTATAAAGTATATAGGTAGAGCAGAAGAGTTCTTCACTTATACTGGTTTTGGAAGAACCATGAGCTTTGGTTTTAAAGCAGCAGCATTTTCTAAAAGAGAACTAGAACCAATATATCAAAAACTTAACCACTTAGTAGGAGGAACAGCACCTACTTACGGATCAGAAGGGTTGTTTATGAGGGGTACACTACTTAAATTAACTATAGGGGACTACATTAAGGACCAAAATGGATTTTTAACATCCGTTTCATTAACCTGGAATACTGACTACCAATGGGAGATTGAAGGAGCATTAAAAGTACCACATATGTTAGACGTAAGTTGTGAATTTACACCAATACATACATTTAACCCAGAGTTTGGTATTGATGAAAAACGATTTATTGGTACATAATGGCAGATAGATATATTGAAAATAAGGAATTAAAATCCAATGGTGGAAGAAGGTATAGAATAAATTCTATCTACCCTACCGTACCTGCCTCTGCAAACGATACCTATATTATTACAACTGGAGGTGATAGGTACGATACATTAGCATTACAATTTTACAAAGATACTTCGTTATGGTGGATTATAGCAGCAGCTAATAATTCTAAAAAAGATAGTCTAGCTGTTGAACCTGGAATACAACTGCGAATACCGGCTAATCCATCATCGGTAGTTAGTGAGTATAACAGGTTAAACAATATTAGATAATGCCAATAGGAAGATCCATACCACAAAGTATAGTGGATGCAATTAGCTTGAGAGAGCAAAAGATATCTAGTGAAAATAAAACACCAGATTTCTTAAAATTTACTCATGCAAGATCTTCTTTTGTTGTGATGCGTTCATTAGTTAAGATTAACAATAGTTTTGATATTGCAAAAAAAGCAGTATTAACAGGTGGTTTAGGCATTACAGGTAGATCTGGAATAGACAGAGAACCAGGTAAAGATTTTTCCACTTCTGAATCTGCTTATTATCAAAATGAGGTGTATGGGTTTAGACCTATACCAGGTATTACTAATGTAAATTCTTCAGTAATCGGTCAATCAGGAGCAGTACGTAAAACAGTAGTATCATTTCAAGCTAACTCTTCAGAAGATTTAGACCTGCTTAATAAGGTGTATATGCACTTTGGCGCTACGGTTTTAGTTGAGTTTGGACACACTGTTTATCTCACTAAAGATGGAAGTGTTAAAGAAATGAATATTGGTGATTTGATTAGTTCAAATGAGTTTTTTGCAGATGGTAATACCCTTTCATCAATTAAACAAAAAATTAGTAAAAAAGTCATTGATAAAAACCATAGTTACGAAGGTGCTGTTGGTTATGTGTCTAATTTTGACTTTTCTATGACTACAGAAGGTACCTTTAACTGTTCGGTTACCATATTATCACACAGTAGTGTGACAGATAGTTTAAGCATACCCTCTGTTATAGACAACATAAGTAACTTTAAAACGTCAGAAGAAGAGGGAGAAGCTGAAGGAGATATACCAAAAGGTTTAACTAACCTAGTAGACTTAATTTGTAGTAGAATGGAAAACTACAATACCCAAACTGGCAAAGTTAATTTACGTACAGTTTTTGATGACAGTAACGTTAAATTAAACTCAATTGGCGATTGGGTGAGTAATTACCATGCCTATATTTCATCGGTACCTGTCGAAGGACCTGTTACAGAAACAGAATCAGCTGCTGGAATGACTAGTCCGGAAGGTCAATATGTAATATTTCTTCCGTTAAGATTTTGGCTTGCACTATTTAACGTTTATGCCATGCCTCGTGTAAGAGGTAAAAAAGGTGAATTAGTTAGATGGAGTATGACCAGTAACAACTGGAGAGGTTATAAGTTTATGTATTCACACAACCCTGGCATGGTTCAACTCTCAAGAAAAGCAACCGGTGTTACCAGTCAATTTAATGTAAAAAGTAGTGACCCTATCATAGGTCTAAGAAACTATAGAGGTGAGGATTTAATTGATGTTAACGAACCAGGTAACAGACAAATTTTAGATATTAGAGTTTCTAATGCTTTGGTACGTAAGGTAAACTCTAATTTTATTGGTCAAAACCCTTCTAAGGCTGACGAGATAGGAATGACAGATTGGGTTGATTTAATGTTAGATGAAATCCAAAAATATATGGGTAACATTAACTCATTTGAAATAGCATCCAATCCAAGAGAAATAGATAATGTTCTAGAAGATGAATTAGAAATATACGATAAATCTGGTAGACAAGGAAGAGGTGCTCTTTTAAACCTTACTGGGCTATCCACTACAGTCACCGGTTTAAATATAAAAAGTAATATTAGTAATAGAATCCAAACTGCTGCCATGCTATCAGGCGGTGGTTCAAAAGCTAATAGTGGTGGTAAAACAGGTGCTGGATTAGAAAATCTAAATGCAAAATCAGATGGTGTTGACGCTATAACTGGCAATTCATTTACCATACAAACAAAAGTTTCTGATGATGACAGTGATAACGGTTCTGCAGAGAACCCTAAAGGTAAAAGAGAAATTGCTGACATTATTAAAGAGACATATGATGCATGGAATGCAGGGCAGGGTAATAAGTTTGAAGAAATATTAGATGGTTCCCAGCAGTATGTACAGTCTCTCATAGGAAGAAAATCTTTGGGTAAGTATATGCCAGTCCCTGTTGATATTGATTTAGAAATGTTAGGTATAGGCGGGTTTAGACCACTTGAATGCTTTACAATACCGGACCATTTAATACCTAAAAGGTTTGGAAATAGTAATTTTATTATAATGAACATAGAACACGTAATCGATGTTTCAGATTCTATGTGGAAAACTAACATAACTGGAATGTTAAAACCTAACTAATATGATTGCTCCATTTCTACCTAAAATAAAGCAGAAAAAAAATAAAAAGAAAGGTAAGTTAATAGACCCTAAAACAGGTCTGGCATTTTTAGGACCGTTTCTTTTAGACCACCTTGGTAACTTTTTCAAAGGCAAAACACTTACAGCTGAATCAGAACCGCTTGTTTTTCAACCAGATGAGACAGAAACCGAAACTGACCCGCAATCGTTTTTTGATAGATTCCCACAACCTAACGATAAAGACTATTCAAAAGGAAAAGTAAAAAGGTATTTTGTCAAAGATATACCTTCTAATAAAGTTGTTGAATTAGATAAAACATCATATATAAAACAAGAAAGAGAAGGTAAACCGTATAGAAAGTTTTATACATTAGATTGGAACGTGACTGGAAAGCTTGAAGACAGTACTATTAATGGATTTTCAGCAGAAGGTATAATTTCTAAAAATAAAAAAGCATTACAAGAAGCCGAAAAGGCACTACCAGGTATTTCTAACCTAGTTAAACCAGATCAATTTACAAAAGAATTAGTTAACACTCAGGAAGGTGATAGATTGGGAGCAAAAGTTATTAATAATTTACAAACTAAACCAGACATGTTTGTAATATTAGGTACTAACATACCCTACAACGGTCCTTATCACATTCATCCAACACTTGGTCCAATGGTTGGCCCAAAGCATACAGTAGCTGAACACCCTAGGTTAGGATTTGTAGGTAGTTTAGAAGACACTCCAATAGAGTTACAAAACCAAGAAAAATACTTAAAAAATAAATCTACTTTATCCAAGAACATTGAATATTCAGGAGGAACTCTTGTGAGATCAGAAAATTAAACTTATATTACATAAAAGGTTATATAAGTGTTTTATATAGTAGAGCAAGATAGTAAACTAGACGAGTTACAAAGGTTATGTAAAGACGGGTTGTATGTAGATGTTATATCATCTAACGATTTATACCACCCTAAACTTACTTCGACCATTGCAGTCTACATTAGACCAGTAAAGTTTCACCAAGGATTTATAATACCAATTAAACATAGTGAAGGACTAAACGTTACAAAAGAACGTATCTCCGGTATCTTATTTTCTACAAGTAAACTATATACATTAGATAAAAAAAACTTACTCTACCACTTTAATCTACAAGATGCTATTGATTTATCGTTAGTTTATTCGATGACTAAATACGATAGATTAGAGTATTCTAGAGAAAATAACACTTTAAATTATTTTTATAATAAATTTAGAGACTTTCCTAACATAAATCAGCTGATACCTAT